TACGTGCTCGAGCGCATCGCCGACCATCCGGCCAACCGCGTCGACGAACTGCTCCCGTGGAACGTCGCACCATCGCTGCCGCCTACTGCTCGCGTCGAGCCCATCCGATAGCGTTGCGGAGCTCCGCGGTCAACAACCTGCACTACGGTACTGCTCGGACGCTTACGATGGAGAAGGCGCGAAAGACATACGTCGAGCTGCCCACACTCGAGCGGACGCCCGTAGACGCCGAGGGCGAGCGTCTTCTGCTTGCCAAGGAAGCGGTAGGACAAGCGCCAGTACTTCGCGCCGTTCGGTTGGACGAGCAAGAACATCCCGTTGCCGTCCGTGAGTTTGTACGGGGCCGCGCTGGCCTTCGCGTTCCGTACCTGCACGTCAGTGAGAGGCATTGTTGGTATTTTTGTTGGTATCTGCTGATACCAACAAAAATACCAACACTTTCTCCGGCTGTCACTGAGCAACCTTGGGTAACGATGTGAGCTAGAGCGCCGCCAGCTGGGCCTGAGCGGGCGATTTCTTGTGAATCTTGGGGATGGTTGGGAGCATGACTGGTCCCCCGACAGAATTCATGTCTGCATGTCAGAAAAGGGGTAGGTGGGTGATGTTGATAAAAAGACCCCCAAAAGAACCCCCGCATGCTCGACGCCATGTGCGAGCTTGCCTTTGGCAATCCCGATCCGTGATCACACGCACTTCTCGAGTGCAGGGTCTGCCTCAAGTTACATGTGTGGACTGGGGGAGCGGATCGATATACGCTAGCTATCCTCTATGAGTGCCCCCAACAACTGGACTCCGCAATGGCATTACAGGACGAAATCGCACTTGCTCGACGGGAGATTGTATCCGACGGCTATGACATGTCAGTCGGCGAACTCATCAATCTGTATCGCGAAGGCGAGATCAAGATTCAGCCGGAGTATCAGCGCCTCTTTCGATGGGACCAAACGCGAAAAACGCGTTTCATTGAATCCATCCTCTTGGGTTTGCCGCTGCCCCCTATCTTCGTGTATCAGGACGCTGACGGGGTTTGGGAGCTCATCGATGGATTGCAACGCCTTTCGACCATTTTCGAGTTTGTTGGCGTACTCAGGGCTACCGACGGTAGAGTTCGGCCGGCATCGTCCCTGGAAGGGACACGTTACTTACCGGACTTAGTCGATAAGCGCTGGGAACCGGCCACAGAGGACGGCGCAGACGGAATTGGAGGGGCGCAGCAACTCCAGATCAAGCGCGCGCGGATGCGTGTCGAAATACTCAAGCAGGAAAGCGATCCGAGAGCGAAATACGAACTCTTCCAACGATTGAATACCGGCGGCGAAAATCTATCAGAACAAGAGATCCGGAACTGCGTTGGCGTTATGCTCAATCAGCCTTTCCAGCACTGGATGTCGCAACTCGCGGAAAGTCCCGACTTTCGAGCAACGATCAATCAAACCGAGGCTGCAATCGAAAGACAGATGCATGTCGAACTTGCGCTGCGCTTCTTGGCTTTTCGACATGTTCCCTATGGCCCCGGTATGGACGTCCACGAGTATTTGGATGATGCACTGTTTAAGCTTGCGACACGAGATGACTTTGATTGGGCTGCGGAAGGCGATATTTTTGCGAGAACATTTCGCTTGCTTAACGTCTCAATGGGTGAGAACGCATTCAAGCGATGGGATGGCGCCGGTTTCAGCGGGAAATTTCTAATGAGCGTGTTCGAAGTCGTCGCGCTTGGCGCGTCGCGAAATATCGATGCTATCGAACAGAACGATGACGCAAGAAAAAATGAAATCGTCCGCGAGAAATGCCAGCGTCTTTGGCAGGAGCCGATCTTTAACCAGTACTCTGGGGCCGGTGTGCGTGGCACGAGCAGGCTAAGTAATCTCTTGCCGATGGCTGCAGCTTATTTTCGGCCATGAGTAAAATTAGAACCTTGAATCAATTGCAGGAATTTTTGGATCAAGGTTTTTCGTGGCGGCTCAAAGAAATCGCTGATCTGAAAATTGTTGTCAGAGGAAGTTCTTCACTTTCTCAGGCTACGATAATTCGTGCGGGGGTTCCTCTCGTGTATGCGCACTGGGAGGGTTTCGTGAAACAAGCTTCGCAGGATTACCTGCGTTACGTTACTGGACAGAGACTTAGCTATCAGGAATTGGCGAGCTGCTTTGTTGTTTTTGGTGCCAAAAAGCACCTTTCGGGCATTGTGGAGTCTCGAAAGTCAGCTATAAATATTGCTGCCGTAGATTTTTTTAGAAATAAATTGAATGAAAGGGCTGATCTTGCGCTTTCAAATTCGATCGATGCAAAGTCAAATCTCAATTATGAGGTTTTTCAAAATATTGCGGTTTCGATTGGTATTTCTACAGCCCCGTATGATGCGTATTGCAACTTGATTGATGAGTCGCTTCTTAAGCGGCGGAATGGAATAGCTCACGGTGAATATCTTGATCTCAGTGGCGACGATTTTCGGGCGCTTGCTGATGAGGTTATAAAGTTGTTGCGTATGTACAAGACCGATATTGAAATTCTTGCGTCAAACTCGGCGTACAAGGTCGTATAAAAAAGGTTGAAGGTGGGCCGAAAAGCAGTTGCACATACATTCAGGTGCTTTTTCTGCTCGTGAGGGTACTGGCGGTCTAGATGAAAAAGGGCCTGAATATTTGATGGCCCCCCTCCTTTAGTATCCGAGTGTGCTGGCCACGGAGTCAGGCCACAGCCGGATCGCGCAAGCGCATGAGAAGCGATTCGACCGCCGGCGTGAGTGGGTCGGTCGTGCCTTCGCGATCATCGTACAGGGTGCCGACCACGAGCAGGACAGCGGAGCGCACCGGGCCGGGAACGGTGCTCGCAGTGTCGCCGTCTTCGAGAGCCCAGGTGTCGGGGATTTCCTTGAGTTTCAGGTAGTCCACGACGATATCGCTGGCCGCGTCGATCAGATCCTTAATCGCGTCGTCATCCTCGCCCGCTTCGACGCGCAGGTGCGAGAGTGCGCGATTGAACGAGACGAGTTGCTTAATTGCCATTTGTCGGTTCCTTCGATTCAGGTGTGCTGGTCTTTGTCGCGCTGCTTGGCGCGGGCTTCTTGTCACGCTTCGCGAGCGCGTCGAGGGAATAGTTCTGCTGTTGGAGATACGGCGTGTCGCCGCCAGGCACAGGCGGCATGTTCTCCGCTGCGCGCGCCTCATTCGGGGCCATCCAGCCGCCGCCTACGGCTTTCGAGTGCGCGTCGTAACGCGCGGCCGGGTCCATGCGCAGTAGCCCGCGCACATCAACGTCGAAACCCTGTCCGTCCGGCACCTCGAAACCGTCATCGAGGCAGAGTTCGAGCTCTTCGATGGGGGCTTGCAGGCAATCGGTGTAGTACGACTGTTCGAGTGCGCCGATGTTGGCCGCCGTTTTCGAGCCGGTCGGGTCCGCGCCGATCTTGTAAAGCGGTACGTGATAGCAGCGCGCAACGTCCTCGACAGCCCACCGGAGCTGTTCGACGAGCTGCGCATCGGTCGCGGTCATCATGACGGTTTCGTACTTCAGCCCGTCGCCCACGACGGCCAAACGGCCGGCATTCTCACCGCCGTAGTTCGTTTCCCAATGCGTCTTGAGCCGGTTTGCGGTTTCGTCGCTGATCTTGCCGGGCGCGGACAGGATGCCGCCGGGCCGCGACATGTTGCCGAAGAACTTCCGGCTGTTCTGCTGGATACGGTTTCCCATCGTGCCGGCAGCCGCTGCCGCGACGATAGGCGACACGCCGATGAGCGGATGCCACGGGCAGATACCGCGATCATGGATGATCTCGGACGCGGGAATCGTGACTTGCTCGGGCACGCCGCGAAGCGGATCGGCGGCGACCTGATAGAACACGGCGCCGCTCGGCGCGACGAGCGGAATCACGCGCGCCGGATCGAGCACGTACATCGCAGTTACGTTGCGCAGCATGTCGCGAACGAGCAGGACATACGTGTTGCCGGCGAGCAGCTTCGACACCTGCCACGCCTTCACGAACTGAATTCGATTTTGGTACGGATTCGGCCGACGTAGCGGCCCCGTGAAACGGGGCGCACTGGCGTCCTGCCAGATATTGCCGATCTGCTTCACGAACCGGATGCCGAGCTTCGAAATGTCCGATGCGATGCGATCCACGCACGCGTACACGGCCGAGAACGCGAGCAGGTCGTGACGGCTATCAATGCCCATACCGGCCTGCCACGCGCCCGCGAATGGCTCGCGCACGACGCCAGCAATCGAATTGCCGCCGCCGACCGGAATCGGCGGAGCGGCTTTTCGTATCCACGAAAGCAGCCGCATCAATCCCCCGGCCGCATGTCGCGTCGCTTGTACGTCGACCGCTTCGGCGCAACATCGCGAATCTTGCCGAGCAGGCGTAGCAAGGCGACGTGCTGTTCTTGTTCGACCTCGATCCGCTCGCCAACTTGCCGCATGCGTCCCTTGTACGGGAACGCCACGGCCACCTCATAGGTTTGCATGGCGTTCTCCGCTTAGCCCGCTTGTGCTGCGTCGCCGTAGGCCGCGCCGGAGATGTACTGAACGCCCTCGACGCGGCGGCGCTTCCAGTTGATGAAGCGCTCCGCCTTCATGGCGATGAAGCCGTTTTGCCACAGCGACACCAGCTCCGTTGCACCGGCAACGGGTGCGCTGTCCATTTGCAGCGACGCTTCGCGGCTCACGTCGAGCGTCACGCCGCCGTCGTCGGCGAACAGGATTTCGCTTGCCTTCGCAAGCACGATGTTGTCGCCGACCGTCTGCGAGAGGATCGCGGGCAGACCGAAGAACGTGCCGCCCGCCATCGTGAGGCCCGGAAACTCGGGCTGCCCGAGCGCATTCAGCATCAGCGAGAGCGACAGAGCCGTCGTTTCCGACATGATCCAGACCGCGCCCGCGACCGACAGGTTGGCCGCGATGTATGCCTGGAATACCTTCTTCACGTCCGCGCGCACGGCTGCCGCATCCTTGCCCGATGCCGGAATGGCCTTGACGCCGTTCGTGATCGACGCGGGCGACAGTCCGTTCGCGCCGGCCGCCACAGCCGGGTCGATGAACTGCTGGTCGAGGAACTGGCTAATCGTCGAGATGAGATCCTGCTGGATGACGCCTTCGGCACTCGGCGTCGAGAAGCGCGCAAGCTCTTCCGTGATCGCGACGATGCCTGCCACCTTCGAGAAGCCGAGCGTCGTCGTGTTGAATGCGAGTGCCGACACCGGCGCGGGCTTGCCTTCGCCGACCCAGCCGGCCGACGAGCCCGTCGTCTGGCCGGGGACGCGGACATTGAACGGCACACGACGCATACCTTCGATCCGGCCGACGATCGTTGCGGGGCGCAGCAGTTCGATGAATTCGGCGGCCATGTCCTGATACTGGACAAGCGGCCCGGCCCACGCCGGATCAGTCGTCGTGCCGGCCGCGACTGCCGCCTTGAGCACGATTTCGACTTCGGGCGTCGAATCCTTCCATTGCTTCGCGATCTCGGCCGCTTGCATGAGGTTGCCCTTCGAGCGCGCGAGCGCGATCGCGTAGCGCGTGAACGCGGTGCCCTTGGTGACGTTCGGTTTCACGATGACGGGCGAGTGTGCCGCCGGGCCGCCAGTGACCGGAACGGCCGACTTGGCCTCGATCGCTTGCTGTTCCTTGAGGCGCGCTTCGTGGGTGTCGAGCGACTTCAGTTCGAGGCCGATTTGGTCGTATTCCGTCGCCTCGTTGTCGTTGAGCGTGCGAGCGCCGTCGGCCGCTGCGCCATCCATCAGCGCCTTTTGTCGTGCGAGGTGATCGGCGCGCTTCTTGGCGAGTGCGGCGAGCTGTTGAGCAATGGTCATGTCGGATTCCTTGATGATGGGAGCACTCAAACGCACGACGGGCGCTCCCACACGGGACTTGTCATGCGCCTTGATCGATTGAACTGCCGCGTCAGCGTTTGCCGGGATCGTCACGGCGCTGAGTTCGAACAGCTCACAGGATTTGATGAGGAAGCCGCCAGTCGCCTTGTCATACTCGGCGTCGATGGGACGGAATCCGATAGACAGGCCGGGCACCAGACCGGCTTTGATGAGGTTGTATGCCTCGTCGATGTAAGCGGCAGTGCCGGCCGGGGCGATCGTCGCCTCAACCTCCGCGCCGGCCGCTGTGACCGTCATTTTGTTGACGGTGCCGATGGGCTTGCTCGGGTCGTGCTGCCACAGCAGCGGGAACGGCGTCTTGAACTGGATGCCTTCCGGGACAACGGTATCGCCCGCGCGATCGGGCGTCGGCGTGGAGGCAATGCCCTTGAGCACTCGCGACCCGTCGTCGAGGTTCTTCACCTCGAACCGCGAGAACGCTTTATTCGAAGCGCTCGCGGTTTGCTTGGTGATAAATTTCGAAATTTGTCGATTCATTGGCATTTGGTTGCGTGAATGCCGCTATTATCACGCATAAAGTGCCAATGTCAAGACTAAATGAAGAACATTTGCGGCTCAATTTCGGATTCTGTCGCATTTTGTTGCGTGACACCGACCGCCATCGCCAAGGCCACCATGCCGTCAATGCGGCCGGTCGACTTCTGTTTCGTGAATTTGCGGTTGCCGGCCGGATCGGAAACGGCCACCGTGTTCACGGCGCACATTTGCAACACGGGATGCCCGCCGTGCCGGAGCTTGCGCGCGAGCAGGCGTGCTTCCAGTTCGCGGATAGCCGGCGACATGGAGATGAAGCCCTGACCGAATTCGACGAACCGGCTTAGCTCTTCTTCCGAGAAGCCGACCCGCTCAAGCCATGGTTTCAGGAAGCGCATGTTGTAGCGGTCGAACGCGAGCGCGCGCACGTTGCACCGGTCGAACACACCGCGCAAGTGTTCGGCGACGAATTCGTATTCGATAGCGCGGCCGGGCGTCGTCTGAAGCAGACCGTCCCGCGCCCATACGTCATAAGGCACGCGATCGGCGCGCGCCTTCGCTTCTAGACCATCTTCGGGGAGCCAGAATGTCGGATGAACGTCGCCGGCCTCCGACACCAACACGAGCGCTGTCAAGTCGCTGACGCTCGATAGATCGAGGCCGCCATACACGTCTTCGCCGTCCAATTCGGCGGGTTCGCCGCTGTTCTCCATCCAGATCGCGCGCGCGACGAACGGATTGCGCGCTTCGACGCGCTGATTCAAAACCAAGTTGCGATAGGCCGACTCGCGGCTCGGCAGGCGCTTCGCGTCCGACGCCATGCGACGCACTTCCTCGCGATTCATGAACACGTCGAAATGCGGGTTCGCCAGCCGGATCGCCTCATCGCTGAACGGGTCCATGTCGAGCGGCGCGGTATAGAGCGCCACCTTCAGGCGCGGATCGGCGCCGCTGAGCGCGTCGTCGATGAGCAGGCTGAGCAGGTCGCCATCGGTCGGGGCCTGCGTGCTGATGACGATCGACAGCGGGCTTTCCTGCGCAGCGCTCGCCGTCTCCAGTGCTTCGTACAGTTCGGAGCGCGGGCCTTTAACTTGGCCCAGCTCGTCATGGATCGTGAGCGCGGGGCTCAAGCCGAACTTGGTCGCCGCGTCGGCCGACAGCGCCTTGTAGATCGTGCCAAGGTCATGGCACAGCAGTTCCTTCGCCGTATCGCGGATCGTGACGTACTGCGATAGATCCTCCGACATGCGCACCACCTTCGCGGCCAGCTCGAACAGTACGGCCGCTTGGTCGCGCGACTGCGCAGCGCTGTAGAGCTGGCTGTTCGGCTGCGCTTCCGGGCCGACGAGGTGAAGCAACACGAGGAACGCGGAGAGGGCCGTTTTGGCGTTCTTGCGCGCCATCGAGAGGATGAACGTGCGCGTCGGCGTGTCGTAGATTCGCTTGATCCAGCCGCGTTGCTCTTTCGTGAGCTTGACGGGCTGCCCGACGAGCCGGCCTTCAGGGATGCGGCAGTGTTCCTCGATCCATCGGATGTTGCGCTCGCCGCGAGAGACACGCTTTACGCGGGGAGTTCCCATGGTTTCTTTGCCTTCTTCTGGTTCGCCTGCGCACGGCCTACCGTCGTGGGGTGCTCGACCGCTTGCCGCGTGATGCGCAGTCGCGTCGCGAGCGACGAGGCCGCGCGGCTCTCGCGCTCAGACATTGCGAGCAGCCGGTCGTAGCGCTTCAGGCCGTCGTCGTCTGCGAGCCATGCGCGATCGAAATTCAGCACTTCGTCGGCGAGCACGCGCGCGTTCGTGATGTGTCGGCAATACAGCTCGAGCAGCGGCGAGTGCGTCGCAGTGAATGCGCTTGCCGGCTGATCGTTCACGACTTCGACCCAGACTGCCCGCTCGCCGTCGCTCAGGTGAAGCGGGGGCGCGAGACGCTGCTCCGACGCAACCGGTGCGGCTGGCGCCGTTACGATCGATGCGGCGGATTTCCGCCCGCGTTGAGCCATTTTTTCCCTTTTTTGTCCACGTTTATGAAAGCGAAGGGGACGGGCGGTTTCCCGCGATGCGACGCAAGAAAAATCGACCATCCCCCCCGGCCGGGGTCGCCGGTCATGACCAACTGCCATCGATCGGCAGGCCGTCCGGCCCGAACGCCTTGCGCTCGCGATAGCCGAACTGCTGGCGCGTCACCTCGTCATGGTGATCGGCACATAGGCCTCTGAGGTTGTCGTCGGCATCGGTGCCGCCGTGTTCGAGCGGCGTGATGTGATCCACGACGACGGACTCGCGAACAACGTCCTGTTCAGCGCACAGCACGCAGACCGGATCGCGCCGAAGGATGCGCGCGCGGATCTTCATCCACTTGCTGCCGCGTGTGCGCTGTTGGACTCGTGCGCTCATCGCATTGACCTCGGCGGCGGCAGTGGCAGGAACCGGCGCGACGGTTGCGAGCCCATCGTGCTTGCGCGGGACCAGCAGAACAGGACGCGCTCAAGTTCACCACGCGCATTCAGCGCGTGCGCGGTCGCTGCGTCGAGGTATGCCTCGGGTGCGGGAGCGGTGAGAATTTGTTCTCGCGGTGGCATGTGATTGCTCAAAACGAATGTATCAAGCAATTATGTTCTACGTTCTGGACGTTTACAACCAGCATCCCAAAACAGGAGGGGGTTCCTGAAACGGGCATGCCTGAAACAGGAGGGGCCGCGCTGCGGCGCTTACGGAGAGTCGGCACCGCTTGTCGGGGTAGAGGGGTGAGATTTGGAGGGGGTGGAATTTCGAGGGTGTCGAATATTGCACCCTTTCGCGCGAGCCTTGTGAGCAAAGGGTTTGCGGGAGATCGGCCCATCTTGGGGGCGGTCTAACAGCCCCAATTCCCGCTGAAATAGTCCCAATTTCGCCTGAAAGGGTGCCGTTTTTGCACCCATTCCGTCCCGCACGGATTCTCTTGTGGATAACTCTATGAATCGGACCATCGACAGGCCTTCACTAGCCCATCAGCAACACGAATTTAGCTCGTAGGTATGGCAATACTATAAAGCAGTACATTTTCTGTACAGGGAGTCGAGAGGTGGGAAATCGACGTAAAAACACCCGAAACCCCTTATAAAACGGGCATTCCGGGCGTTTTCTCTCCCTGTTCGTTTTCTGTACTGGAAAGGCGATCCCCTGTTCAGTTTCTGTACTGGAAATTCTGATCCTCGGGTACAGATTCTGTATTGGACGGGTACGTTTTCTGTACAGGGGCTTTTTTCCTAGTCTGTTGCTTCTTCCTTCCCTCCGTCCGAAGTCTTTCCAATCCTTCAGTGAGCGCTCGCTCGGCTTCACGTACCGACTCAAAAGCCCGGTAGTCGTGAGTCGCCTTGATCGCCTGTACGCCGGTTTTCGGCTGCTCGTACACTTCCACGTCCGTGAAGCGGTAGAGCGACGGCACGCGGCTCCCCTGCCGCAAGCCGCCTTCGATCGTCACGGCGATGAAACCGAGCGCACGCAGCTCGTACAGCGCTTTGGCGAGCGTCGTCGGGGCCGTCCATCCCTTATGCTTCATTAGCGACAGCGAAGCCCCAATACTGCCGTTGTTCGAGCCGTTCATCGCCATCCGCATGTCTATGTACAGTTTTACGGCAGACGGGCCGAGAACGCGCCACGCCGGGGTATTCAGCAACGAGTGATAGAGCCGGACGTGCGCCCCGAGCGGATCGGACCACCCCTTCTTCGTCATCAGCCCTCCCGCGACGCCAGCAGCAGCCCTTGGATGACCTGCGCGAGCAGTTCCGGTCGGATGCTGATGCCTTGCCGAGTCGGCACGAAGTCGCCGTCGCGATCCACGACGACGAGGCGCACGTCGACGTACCGCCGGCCCCTGTACCAGCGATGCGAGATTCGAATCCGCTGTGTAGCGCTCTTCTGAACGTCTGCGATGGTTTCGCCGCTGTCGTATGCGCTCATGCGATCACCTCATTTTGTGAGGATTGCTTAGCGTTACGCTGCTGGCCAATCTGATTCATTTCGACAGCGTACTGAGCCGCCGTAGCCGCGCCGAGGTCGGCAAGCAACCATTCGTAGGTACAGTCATCCTCCAAGCGCTCTTTGATCACATGGAACAGGGCTTCGAGGCGAGCGAATTTGTCCCGCGCCTCCAGCACAGCCCGTTCGACGCGGGGCATTTTCTGGTCAGGCATGGCTGGCCTCCCGTTCGCTGACATGGCCGAGTAGTTCTTCTCCGCGCAGCGGCTCAAGATACGAGTCGTGGGCGAGCATGCGATTGCCGATGCGGAGCCGCTTGCGGTTCTTCGTTAGCGTCGTGCCGGGGGCGCCGAGTAGAGTTACATTCCATTCGGACTCGCGGATCGAGTGAAGTGCGCCGACCAAGACGATGCGGCCGACAAGAGCCGGATTCCATGCGCGAATAACGCGGGCCAAGTCGCCCGGACGGCATCGGAGGTTAGCCATGGAGCACCTCCTTGCGGGATGCCTCGAATGCTCCCCGTCCTGTACTCGCAATGTCGCCGTATTCGAGCGCGATAAGAGAGGCCTCTTTGGCAACGGTCGTGATATAGGCGATTCCATTCGCACTTGCCAGATGCTCGATCACTTTGAGCAAGTCGCTGATTCGCTGGAATCCTTCGATTGCGATATTAGACTCGTCGATGCTTTCGCGAAGCGCATCGTCAAGGCTCTTGATCGTGTCAACCATGACGCACCTCCGCTACTGCGCTCTTGATTTCATCGACCAAGTCAGCAGCCAGCCAAATAAGCGCCTCCTGATCATCGTCGTACAGCCGCTTGAATGTGACGAATCCCTCGCCGTACATGCTCGTCAGCAGCGCGCTCAATTGTGCGGCCTTACCCTCGATGGAAATGTTGCTCATGCCGACACCTCCGCTCGCGAAACAGAGCGCAGCTCGCCGAGCTCGATCGCAGCGCGTTCGGCGATGTCACTGCCAATGTCGCACATCACGCACGCGCGCATCGTGATCGAGTTCTCGCTTTGGATCACACCGAAGAGCTCTTGCAGTTGTTGGAGCTTGTTGGCGAGGTCGTCGAGCGCTTGACCGTCGAGGAGGAATTTAGCCACGCGACACCTCCGCACGGGCCAGCTTGTTGCTGAGGATGACTCGGGCCAGTGCTGCGAAGTGGTCGGCGTCCTCGGCGTCGATCACCAGATCGCCATAGTTCGTTTGGATGACGAACCCGTGCTCCATGTCGGGTACTTGCTTCGCCAGAGCGTAGCGAAGGGCGTCAATCATGTTGGCGTCACGCATGGCTCGCATCCTCCTGACGGCAGAGTTCGGCGAGCTGCGCCATCACGGCACCGCAAATGTCGAGCGCATCGAAAACGGTGGGCGCAAGCGCGGCTTCGCGCAGTGCGTGATTGATGATTTCTCGATACGAAGAGGGGAGTTGCGATTGCTCAGAACGAGCGGGGGCGTTAGCACGCATAGCGGCCTCCAACGTTGATGTTGAAAGCCCGCGCCCCACTGTCAAATGGGGTGGGCGGGCACATGACAGGGTTGACAGACCGGAACGTTGGCACCGGCGAGCGCGAGCGCTCCCCCGCCATGGCCCACCCATAGAAAAGGTGTGCGAAGGCATACGGACGTAAAAAAACCGCACTACGGCGGTCGTCCGCCAACATTTGCCGGCTGTCACCCCGGGCGGCTGTTGTCTCAGCCACAGCAAAAGTATACGCGCGCCGGTTTACGGGCTGCAAGGGCTTTTTGAAGGGGCGCATCATGTGGCCCTCCCTTCGCCCAGGATCGCGGCGATTTCGTCGGCGACTTCCGCCGGGTTGCGGTAGCCCGTCAGGCGGTAGCGCAGCACGCGCGCCGTCTTGCCGAATCGGGTCGGCACGGTTTCCCATTCGCCCGTGATGAGCCAGCCTTCCGCGCGCAGAGTCGAGATAGTCGTATTCAGGCAGTGATCGCCCATGTGTTCAGCATCGAAGCGATTCAGCGAGATTCCGCGGCGCAGCTCGAGCAACACGCGATCGATTTTGCCGAGCGGTTTTTGGGCGAGCGTCGTGTTAACATTTGCGCTCGAATTGAGATTCTTCTTGTCTTGGCTGGCCTGCGGGTCGGCCATTTTTTTTGTTTGCATGGCTCAGGCCTCCGCACGGTAGTTTGCAGGATCGGAGAGCCAGCGATGAATCTCGCGGTTCGGCCATGCAATACAGCGCTGCGAGCCGAGCTGAACGCGCCGCGGAAAGCGACCGGCGATTTCACGCAGTCTGATTGACTCACGCGAGAGCGGCACGAACGTTTTGAGATTCTGCCAGCGTGAGTATCCGTCGAGCGGCAGCGTTTGGGGAGTAGTGGAGAGCGACAGGGCGCTCGATTGTGCGGAAGCTGTATTTGCAGCCATGTTGTGAACCTCGTATAAGGTTGTTGAACATGGCTGCAGTTTGGGTTTCTGCCGACGCGCAGGATATTGCGCCTGCCAGTAGGCATGGTGCGTTGGCTTGCTGACGTGGGATGTTAGCCGGTAGGCATGCCCTGTTTGCCAGCAGACGGGGTATAGCCTGATTTTTTGAGCCAACCATCGATCGTATCGAACGCCTGATCGGGACTCATCGACACACCGTCGATCGAATTTGCGTACGTCAAGACCCGATCCTTGATTGCGAGCACGGCTTGACGTCGGGAAGGATAGGGCTTCTCGTTCGCAAGCAGAAGGGCATGCTCGCGGACGGGCTCAAGTCGCTTGGATCTTGCATTGGCCCCTTTCTGTGCGTTGCGACGCTTCAGCTCGTCGGCGACTCTCAAGCTGAGTACCGCGATTCGCTTCGAGAGGTCATCACCTGCGGAGATCAAGTCGTGCAACTTGTCGACAGGAAGCGTTTCAAGTTGAGTCAGAGCCGATTCCAGGAGGTAGAGTTTTCGATTGTGTTCGGAGGCCGCGCGCATGAACGAGCGCATATATAGATCCGCGACTCGGATACCAGCCCGCGCATTACGCCTGCCAATCCAATTCTTGGGCAACGGCCGCTGATCGCATCCTCTTGATGCTGAATCGAAAGCATGAAACGCAGCCTTGATTTCGTCGTCGTCTCGAATTAACCGCGCCAAGCCGATCGGAATTTCGTTCCATCGCTCGTGTATGACGCTGAGGGCAAGGACATGCTCATTTAACTCGTTTGTTGGAAATCCCTTGCTCTCGGCGAGCGTAACGAGTGCCAAGAATGTTTGCGCACGTCGAACAGCAGACTTCTCAGCTTTGCATTTGATCGAATATGCCCTGTGGGCTTTTTTTCGCGCAGCTTGTTCGACACGTTCGGCGTGCTCGAATTTCAGAGCATCCAGATACATTCGAACATCGCGCGTTTCTTCCCAGATTAGATCGCTAAGCGATTGGTCGGCGTCCTCGCTCATTTGTTCTCTCACACAATGCCGTTACAAGGAACCGCGCGGGCTGGATAAGGGGGGCGGTTTTCACCCCGTCGAACTACGCGCGATTTGACTTTTCGGAAGCCATCAATTGTAGATTGGCATACTGTTTTTTTGCACAGAGGGGCATTCAGGCGTTGGATGATGCGAAGGGCAGTACCTTCGCACCGGCCTTCAGTTCGTCAAGGTAGTCGGCCCAACGCTGCATCATCTTGCGACGCTCTGGTAGATACTCGGCGTGAACGTAGGCGGCGGTGACCTGATTGCGTTCAGCGTGCGCCATTTGACGCTCCACAACGTCGCGGCTGTATCCAAGTTCACGCAGCGCTGTCGCTGCAAGGCCGCGGAAGCCGTGCCCGGTCATGCGCGACTTGTAGCCCATCCGATACAGGGCATACAGCATCGTGTTGTTTGAGATATGACTTCTGCCCTGTACGCTATAGAAGACGAAGCGCTGTTCACCATTGATTTCGCGCAATTGCCTCAATACGTTCAGTGCTTGCCGGGAAAGCGGGACGATGTGCGGATCGCGCATCTTCATGCGATCGGCGGGCACGCGCCATTCAGCGGCATCCACATTAATCTCTGGCCACTCGGCTTGGATCATTTCTTTCGTCCGCACGAACGTCAGCGCCATGAACCGCAAGGCGAGCCGCGTGACCAGATCGCCGGAATATTCGTCAATGTCGCGCATGAGCTGCGGGATCTCAGCCGCCTTCACTCGCGCCATATGCTGTACGCCGGCGCTCTTCTTCAATACTGTTTCCGCGTCGATGTCGGCCGCCGGGTTTCGAGTACAGCGGCCGGTCATGATGCCGTACTGAAACACGGCGCGCGAACGCTGCAGTACCCGCTTGGCCGTCTCGCGAACGCCGCGAGATTCGACAGTCCGGATGATCGCCAGCAGTTCGGGAGCATCGATGCTCGCGATAGGGCGGGCGCCGAGTCGAGGAAATACGTCGACATCTAGGCAGTTGATGACCTTGCCTGCATACACCTCGGACCATCCACCGCGCTGAGTCTCAAACCATTCGCGCGCGACGATTTCGAACGAACTGGCGGCGGCCAGTTGCGCAGCGCGCTTGTCGGCCTTCTTGGCTTCGCTTGGGTCGACACCGGCGGCAAGCTTTTCGCGCGCGCTATCGCGGCGAGCGCGTGCCTCGGCAAGCGAGACCTCCGGATAAGTGCCGAGCGCCAGGCTCTTTTCTTTGCCGTCGACGCGGTACTTGAGAACCCATCGCTTGCCGCCGGCCGGCGTTATCAATAGCAGCAGTCCGCCGCCGTCATAAAGCTTCTGTTGTTTCTCAGCGGGCTTGGCTGTGCGGACCTTGAGGTCGGTGAGCGCCAT